TATCCGCCATCATTGAAAGTAAACCGATTGCCGGCATTGTCCGTCCAGCACCACAAGGGAGGATTGGTAGTGGATACCTTGGCTACATAAGAGCCGCCACCCATCGAAACGACACCCATCTTAGGAACAACCATACCAGTCCTAAACTGCCCCATCTGGGTGTAACCGTCACCCTTGTCACCTTTGATTTTTATCGGTGTACCCCATGCTCCGTCAGATGCGGACGCAGCAACCTTCTGCGACATCCATATGGCGGCACTTGTCGCATTTGTATGCCATCCTCCAGTAGTACCGTTCCCGGTAGGTACAGAAGGTTGGGAAGTGCTGTCATTATAAGTTATAAACACGCTCAATCCGTCAGAACCGGCTGCACCATCAGCACCGTCCGATCCGTCCACAACCATCAATGCCCATGCTGTTCCGTTCCATATATATACACGACCATTATTGGTATCCCGGTATGCCCAGTTGGTCTGAGGATTGGAAGGAGGTGTTTGGAGATCTCCTTTCCAGACAATACTCAATCCGTCTTTCCCGTTCTTCCCATCAATTCCGTCAATAGTCATCTGATACCACTGTCCATCCTGATATACATATGATTTCTTATCAGTGGTATTCTTGTATGCCCACCCGTTCTGAGGATTGGAAGGAGCGGAGGAAAAATCACCTTTCCAAATGATGCTCGTTCCGGCTACGCCCTCAGCACCGTCAGCACCATCAAATCCGTACTTCGCCCAAAGGGCAGGAGCACTGAATTCACTCCATATACCGTTTTTCTTCTCCCTCTCACTGATCCACTCATAAGGCAGAGAGCTGGAAACACCTACAGGATCATCATGCCAGCCGGAAGGCACATAATCGTCCGTCTGTGACGTGGAAGGAGTGGCAGGTTTACTCTCTGTTGTAGTATGGATGAATACCCTCTCATAACTGGTACCATCGCTTCCATCCTTTCCGCTTTGAACCAAAAGTTCATATTCATCGGTATTTATCTCACCCGTTAGCACATATCCGCCATCATTGAAAGTAAACCGATTGCCGGCATTGTCCGTCCAGCACCACAAGGGAGGATTGGTAGTGGATACTTTAGAAAGAAACGAACTTCCTCCCATTGTAACGATACTCATTTTGGGAACAACCAAGCCGGAATACCACGGACCGCTATTGGTCACGCTCATACCGTCCTTTCCCGGTGCCCCCGGTGTTCCCGTATCACCTTTAGATGCAATCTCCAGCCAATCGCCGTTAGATCCCGGTGCAGCAGACGAACCATCCTCATTGATACACGCCCACATGCTTCCGTTATAAGACAAGCTGTCGTAGTAATCGTAATGTACGCTAGGTATATAGCCTTCCTCACGGAAATTCAAAGTCTGTACAGGTGTTCCGTCCGGCTTTATCTGCTTGATAATACCTGTCATATATATATTATTCAGATACATGGAGTAACCATCCATGTTTAACCCGAATATATTCAGATTGGAAAGGTCTCCATATTGCAGGGCAACATTGGCAGCGGAGATCTCCCATGTATTCTGCTTCCACAACATACGGGTGTAAGTCCTTGTTTCGTAGACTGAGGTCTGACGGTCCGTGTCGGTGAAGTTACCATATGCTACAAAATTCATCATTTCAAATGGATCGAAAGAAGAAGACCACGATGAAGATGTAGGACGCAACTGGTATTTGAATGTTTCGTTTCTTTCACCTGTGACTTCCGTGATTGTGAAATAGACCGTACAGAATCCGGCAAAACGTCTGTTGCCCTTTCCATCGTCATAATCCTCCGTAGCATTCCCGGTGATATTATGATAGATACCCATACAGATATCACCTACTGCGACAGCACCAATCTCACCATCTTCCAGCTTAAGCGTACATGTTTTGGTTCCTGTATCTACTGTTTCTATAATACCAGCTCCGGGCGCACGCCACTTGTCTCCCAGCGTGACCATCACACGATTGTATCTTAATTCGGGGACTTCAAGGAACCGGCGGATAAACATGCTCTCAAACTCTCCATGCCCTGTATCGAATATCTTGGCTCCGAATCCGGTCAAACCGCTTGCAAAACCATTCTTCCCGAAAACAGCACCGGCAAACATGCTGAGAAGGAACTTAGTGGAATCCGCCACGTCCTTCCGCAAGAATATCTCTTTCAGCTTCTCCGCACTGTTCTCTATCTCAGTCATTACACGCAATGCGCTCATCACATCCTCATCGGTGTAGGTGACATCCTTGTCACCCTGCTTTACGATGCGGTTTATCAGATTTCCTGCTATCTTAAGACCTTTGAGGTAATTAATGATCCCTTGCGCATCATCATCGTTCAATGCGGAAAGGAACCAGTCAAGCACAGGCGTATTCTTATCCAGCGTGTATGCAGATGTGGCATGGTCGGCGTTAGTGACATCGCCCCCTCCGCCACCACTGCCGCCACCGCCGTTCTGCTTTATCTCTTCAACCTCAATGGAGATCTTACTAAAGTTGCTGTTGATGCGGTCTGCCGTTTCGCTCCAAGTTCCTGTTTTGTTTATTGTATTAAGCTCCATATATCCTGTTCCACTTTTACCATTCCGCATCCGGGTGCACTTCAACAGACAGATGATTCATTATTCTGATGATTAATTCTCGTATCATAAGTATGTTTCACTATTTAAGTTGGTCCATTATTACAATTTCCCAAATTATTCTACAAACTATTTATATACATACCTAATCCTCTTCCTATTTTCCTTCCTCCTATTTCGTTTGGATGCAGTGTCCCATCATTCATATATACTTCTACTTGATCAATAGTCCAGCCGTTTGAATGAAAGTCGTAATAAGGAACCCCAAACATCTCATGAATTTCCCTCATAGCTTTAGCAATCAAATTCATATTCATACCATTTCGCAAGAGAGGTGGAGTACAAGGTTGAGAACCATAAGGTAATCTTTCCGGCTGAGAACATAAAACGACTGTTATTCCCTTGTTCCAATTGTGTATGATATTAACGCAAGTCATTATGGCTGCATACAGACTTTGTGGAGTTCTTCCCTCATTAATATCTTCTTCTGTTAAGACTTTGTAACTAGTATCTATGCTATCATCCTTAACATAATATCCGGCCTCATTCAATTTAAGAATCGGTACTCTTAATTCAGCATATTCATTCTTTATGCAATCGTTTATTGTCCCTAATATATCTCCCCCATGACCATAGTCATTCGTACCTCCCAAAATAGTCACAAAATCACTTTGTAGAATAAGCTCTTTATTTTTTATTATATTTTGTGGGAACCTTGTGAGTGGCTGACCATTTCCATCTTTACCTGTATCTCCTATTTTATTTAATCCGGTTACTTCCAATAATGCAGGAAAATATTTTCCCTGCATTGTATAGCTGTCACCAACACAGAATATCTTTTTACCAACATGTGGCATAAGCTTTGAAATCAGTGCTCTCCCTCCTTGGTCTATTGGATTGATAAGATATGGATTGAACTGAGATGCATAACTTGATTCTTTATTTTTTTTTGAAAGCCATAGAGAAGCCGCTTTGTCTATAGCTAATTCTTCGGATGTTATAACTCCGGATGTTCCCAGTTTTACTCTTACATAAGCAATACCCATTTGTATCGGTTCTCCCGATACGAATCCTTTTTCAGAAGTAATATCAATTTTATTTCTATCATACGTGAACAATCCAATAGTTGCATTGGAGTAATATATATCTCCTTCGAAGACTGGTATATAGTCAGACACCCACCATCCGTTGCCCAATTTTGTGACCTTTGTCGGATTAATCAAATTATCACTTTTAAGCAAAACGTCCTGCTCAATTATAGGTAATGTTCTTAGCTGGTTAATATACTTCGTAATATCTCTAATTTTTTCAATTTCCGATAAAGTTAAGTCGGTAACATAATATCCATGACCTGATAATATTAATTTCGAATCGGTTTCGATTGCAATTTTTTCATATGTTTCTATATTTTCAGGCATTGATACATCTCTATTGACCGTTATTCCAGCAAACATTCTTGAGGAAATCATATTCCATATTCCATTTCTATATCCTTTTAAATGCCAATAAGTATTAGCCTCACTCGTTAAATTAACAAGATGTATAATATCCCCCTTTTTAAAAGTATTTTCAAATACAATTTTTGTACTTTCACCGTTGGCGACCACTACTTGAGATCCAAAAATAGAACCTATATCCGCTTTTGTTTTAATAGGTTCAAGATCTTTATTTTTAATAGAAGTATAAATCTTTATATCATCCGAATTTGAAGACGATTGCTTTGATGCCGCAAAATATTTGCATCGCTCTGGAAATACAACCAACATTGGAGCTAATAATTTATTTTTCGTAGTATATGGTATGGATGATATGAAAGATTTGGCAGCGTCATAAAAAGAAACGGCTACATTTGTATTTATTTCAGTTATTAGGTTATGTATAGATACGGATTTCATTTCTCCAACTTCTATGTAATCAGTAGCAGAGCCATAAGCATAAGAAATAAAATTACCAGTATTATTAATTACAGTAGCATTTTTTCTTGTAAACAATATTTCTTTAGAAAAAGAAATGCCAATGTTACTTTCTAACTCGGACAATTCCGTAGTCAAATTTTTGCGGCTGTTCGGGTTGACCACCGCATCAGTTATAGTAGCCGGGTAAATGGTTTGTCCACCCTTGGTCAGTTTATGCATTTTTGCCATAATATCTCCTGTTTTTAGCCTAAGTTCCGCCGGAACTTGGACTGTTGTTATTTTATGTAATTATTTATTAACTATTAAAATCACTCAGCACATCATCATACTCCTTATCTGACAGAGATACGCTCTGCACCGCATTGTATACGGCATAATCCGGATAGGGCATGATCTCCGCTGTGCTCTCATCCGTCTTTCCAGTAGTCAGCACAATCCCTGTATCTTCAATAGATACAAGGTTGCAGATACCATCCCTAAAGTCGGTATCAGAGATGAAGTATTCTCGTTTGACCTTCAATATACCGGGGGAGAAACCGGGGTTGTCAAAAGCGACAAGCAGACTGCCATCTTCCATACGGCTGCAACCCACATACTCTTGTCCGTCAAAAGAGGCTATAAACTTTCCCTTAAACGGATTGAAGTAAGTAAACCGGAAGGGAGTTGATATGTCTCCATTCAGGTTCTTCTCTATAATTTTAAAATCAGACTGGTAATTAATTTTCATAACTATAATATTGATGTAACATCGTCTATCTCCTCGGCTTTCAAGATGCCGGAAAGGTCAACACTTCCACCGCCTCCGGTTGTTCCTGTATCACTCCAAACGCCTCTCGTCTTACATTGATACAGAGGACCCGGTATGGTATCCCCCACAACTGCCCAGTCACCCACAACAGGAGATGGGACAGCCGCTTTCAGCGAATCAAGAGTGGGAAACAATCCCTTGTTGCGTATAGCGTTCTGCTTGACCTTCTCCACTTCAGTGGAGGTCTTGCTGAAGTTGTTGTTAAGACGGTCTGCCACCTCACTCCAAGTTCCTGTTTTATTGATCGAATTAAGTTCCATATCACTTCATTTTATTTAGGCAGTTGGTTTTGATCCCATACAATCTCAGAACCTTTAACCATAATTATGCGTCCTCCCATTATCTGGGTCTGATATATATAACCGTCACTTCCTTTTTGCTCGACAACCATACTGTCCGGGCGGAAATACAATACATCACTATTGGAAGGGTCATTCATAAAAATACGGGGAACCATACCGTTCAATCCATATTGAAGAGATATGTCCAAAAGCGAATTACCATCATCATCATGAATATCAATTGACGGTCTTCCATATTCATCTTCAGGAAATATGGTTATCTCATAACCTGACGGTGAGGAAACCTTCACTTTCCCGACAAATTCAGGATTTCCATCTGCATCCCATTTGATGTTCCCATTGGCAAGCTGCCCGGAACCATCCTCATTCAACAGTATCTTGCCATTGGCTATTTCAACTTTTCCCCGGAAATATCCGCCCAAAGCATAGATATATCCTCTCAAGAATACATCGCCACCATGAGTGGCAACGAAGTTTGCCATGTTCGCCCATTCCGCATCCGTAGGCTGGTAATTAGGATCATTACGGAACCTCATTACGGTAAGAATCGCCTGTTCAAGTTTTCCTCCTGCCCAAAACGCCACATCATCATCATCATTGTATATGCCGCTAACTCCGGCTGTGACCTTTTGCATCTTACCATCCTTGTAGTTGCCCAGTTGAATCATATTGGCAAGAATCAGACCACCAAGAATATCCACAGATCCATCCTTAATCGCGCTGGCGATATAATTGATTGACTGAAAACCGGCTGTTGCCTTGTCGTTATCCAAAATGGACGGTTTCCAGTCAGTAGCGATGGTCCCTCTTTCTAACTGAAGGTCACAAACGGTTGCGGTACCACTGATGAGAAATATACCACTGCCATTGAAGGTAATCTTATGGGTATATCTTTGATAAGAGGATGTGAGAGGTTGAGAAACGTTGAAAGAGCCGCACGAAACAGACACAGACGTACCCTTTGCTTTATAACTGATAACATAACTTTCCCCTTTGATTAATGATACGGACTGGGACAAACTACCGATTGCAGCAGAGTACCCGGAGCCGGCATCACTGTCCGCAGATACGGTAGCCACACCCGTCCAATATTCCAATTGCTTGCTAAAAAGTTCGGTATCCGCCGATAACTCGGTAGCGGCAGACAGGTCCTCTGTCTCATAATCTCCTGTAAACCCGGAATTGCGCAACAGATTGACACTTCCGACAGCCGCATTGTCTATCGCATCCTTGGCCTCTTGGGCAAGATCCGCGGCCGCCTGTATCTCATCCGGCAAGCCTTCCATGTTACGCCATCCGGTGGAACCCTGCTCGATATGGAACATACCCTTGATATCCACACCTTTATCCTGAGTGTATTCCATGTAAGTGGTCCGGTCCTTATCACCAATGTATGCATCTCCGTACACCTTCATCCGGGCTTTGCCGGTAGATTTGTCAAAATCAAAAGAAATGACATCTTTCCCGGTCAAGGTAAAATCATTAATACCCTGATACATGATGATGGACGGAGAAACTTCGTTCACTGAAGAGAGAATTATCGCCGCCTGTCGGGTGATATCGGTCTTATGGCCTAATCCCACGATATCATCACCTGCCACCGGAACATCGTTCTCGACATTAGGATCACATACGGTCTTGGACAAGTCTATATAGTTCTCACCTACTGCTGTGACCAACCGCCAATAATAGCGGTTGCCGACATGATGAGAAACGCCTGTCTTGATATTGCACTCCTGAGCTATGGCAAGAGATCCCGGAGTAAACTGGTTCTCTATCTCAATTCCATCTTCCTCTTCTTTGAAATAACAACGATAGACATCATCCAACTCATCCACACGGTTGCATTTCATACCTGCATGGGAAATCACCTGCTCGCCACCTACATACGTCTTCTTCTTTACTTCAAGCTCGTCAAAAATGGCTTTGACCTTGACATACAGATAATCAACAACAGCCTGTGACATACCGTTTTCAAGCACAGTAATTCCACTACCGTTTTTACCTATAAGTAAACCCTTTAAGAAAGTGATAAGACCGTTGGCAGTGTCTTCCTTATCTTTACGAAGAAAGTATTTGGAAAGTTCCTCTATATTTGCACCTCCCGATATGGCAACAACCCTGTCTTTATTGGTTCTTATGTAAATAGAAGGATTATTATCATCATTATGTATGTATATCTCCCCCTCATTCAACCCTTCCAGTCGCTTTTCAAATGACGGGGATATTTTCGGTATAATCGGATTCCCTTCATCATCCGTTTCCGAACCGTACCACAATATCTTTATAGGACGATTTCTAGCCATGATTACACGTAATTTTCATTAACAAAAGCAGCTTTCGCCTTCTTATATTTCAACACATCGTCCTCTTCGGGATTAGTTAGTAAAAACGCGATTTCTGAAGAAGAAGTTGCGATCTCAGTTTTGCCTCCGATCCCAGCAATATCGTTTTCTCTAGGGCGTAAAGTCACTTTATATATAAACATCTGTTTCTTACCTATTGTATCAATCTTTTCCGGGACAGAATCCCCTTCCCGTACAAACAAATTACCGTTTATGCTGACGTGAGAAAGGCAAAGTACCTTATTTATAAACTCCGCTATATAATACGGAACGCCACAACTTGTCCCGAAAACAAAATCAAATGTTTTATAGGGGAGAGAATACATTTCTATTATCTCCTGCTTCTGATTCACAAACTGTTCGTTTTCAACTTTCAACTCCACCCCATCCGGCTTGAATCCTCCTATTATTCTGAACTGGAACATCTGCCGGACCTCATCAATCCAGAATATATTATCAAACGCAGAATTATTATCTTTATGGGAATATTCGATCAGAATAGAATCACCTATATTCTCACACACGCAGAACTCCTCACATTCTTTATCGGCTATAGTTACTGTATATATCCCCTCCGAAGGAGATAATGAGGCATAATACATCTTAATACTTTCATTTACATCATAAGTGAGCAGTGTTATCTTGGAGGAAATATTGCCGATCTTATCATTCAAATAAGCTGAAGGTTTTTCGCCGTTATCACAAAATATTTGCAGCAGGATGTTGTCTGACACAGAAAATACTTGTCTGAAACATCCTGCATTTGAATATTTATATTTCAGCGGTTTAAAGAATAACGGACAAACATCTCCGATTGATATCATAGTCTTTTCGTAAGTTTCTAGTAACTTGTGACTTCACAAGCTTTCATTGCAAATATAACAATTAAAATTTGAATCTTTATAACGAATTTAAATTTTTCACGATCAAAGTTACCTTTGAACTTTGTGATTTTGTAAAATTGTAATCAGCCTGCTGATAATATCCCTGTACAACTTTGCCTTGGTATTCCAGTTCAACAATTCCTGTAAGATCTTCCGGGAGTTCCACATCCGAAGTCTCAAATTCCACCTCCGCCACAGTAAACATCCTTTTTGAAAGAATTATATCCCTACTTTCCCCCATTCCATCAATACCCACATCACTATTACCATCTGATGACGCAAAAGTAAGCATCTCAACAGATGAGCCGATGTATGCTTCATTGGCCAAAACCATAGAAGAAGGGGAAAACATGGCATTGAACATTGTGTCAGGGCTGAGAACGCCACCCATAAGATAATCCCTGTTCAATATATACTTAAGTCCAGACGAATCAGATTTTACCCCTACCATAAATAAATCAGTGTCACTTTCGTTGTCTGTAGTATCTTCACCTATCTTGTCAGCAAGGAACTCTATGCCGTATGCGTCCGCACGGTATGGAGATATCATTTCAAGGCTATTGTCCGTCATGGTCACGCCTGTGGTATATTCATTCGTAAAACGGAACTCATCCTTTCCATTAGCCGTGTCGTAATCCTGTTTGTCAAAGCCTATCCGTATCCGAGAATACACCAATGCAGAATTAACCTTCATCTCATAATCAGATAAATCATCTATCCTTTTGACAACATCATCCGAGAAGTATTTGCTTCTATGCCGGAAAGTTACTGTATTCCCGGATATGTCGTAAGCATAACCAAACACATAACTCATCCAGTTTGCAAATTTGGTGAAGGATGTATATATTTTGGCTCCAGGAATCTTACGGGCTGATTCAGCCGCCAAGAGCATACAATTATCAAGCCTTCTATCTCCTGTCCCCTCAATCACTCCAGTCAAACCATCTTTCTCTCCATTAATACTTTTAAGCAGTCTGTTCAGCAATGTATCGGGCTTTATAACATCCATCTCAACAGGGTTTATTCGATTTTTCCATGATGCTTTAAAATAACTTGATGTTGAGACTTTGTATGGCAAATCCGGCAATACAGGTACAATCTCTTCTTTCTCATTGACATACATAGCTCTCACTATTATTTTATCATTATGCAAAAGACTTATATTGTACGATTCCGAAACCTTCTTTTCCACTGGCGTTTCTGATTCTGTCGTAAGTTCAAAACTTCCTATCACCGTTTCCGTAGTCACCGCTTCCCCATTACTATCAATATCATTACTTATCTTCATAATCTGGAGCCTCACACCTCTTACATCATATCCCAAAGCACCAGACTGATATTTCCTAAACACAAACATATCAATATTAAACTCTATATTTATCCTAATTGATTTCAGAGCCTTTATCGAATATACATCATCACCACCTACTGTTTGATCATTAAATTCAAGAGACCCCTTTATTAAGGAATCACTGGCAGTTATATATATTGGCATTGGTGACATTTTCTTGCTGAAATAAACATTAATAAGAGTGTCATCGTCTTCCAATGTATCACCTGTAGGAATCCATTTTGCTGATTCTGAAAGTTCAAGTCCGTCATAAACAAGAGGAATGGGGCTTTTCACCTCTTCGACCGAATATTCATATTGAGTTCCTTTTTTTGACTTTATCATGGACGCCACGCTATCATCCACGGCATTTATCTGTAAGATACGACCATTATCCTGCAATGTAGAAAAATTGAGAGCGCAACTAAACCGTTCATTATACAACCAACTGTTATTTCTTGTACTTATTATTATTGAGGCAGAAGCATTCAAATAATCTTCATCATATTGTTTTAACAGCAATTTTCTAGCATCCCCAGCAAAAGAAAATTTGTTGGAAAATGTACGGATAACACCGTCATAGTCATTTCTCTTGAAACTAGCCTTCACCTCGTCCCAATTCTCAAGATCATCAGTAACCCTGTACTTCAGACCATTTATAAGTAACTCACATCGATAATACATAATTATTTCTTTTTACGATTCAACCCATCGATTTCGTCACATGTCTGCCTTACAAGACAGGCATAAGATCCGGCGGTCCATTCTTTCGGATTGATATACATCTTATTATACTTCCCAATAGCGACAACTTCATTTATAAATCCACGTTTTGTAGGCTTCTCCTTCAGTTCCTCATTCTTTTCCTTACTTATCTTATCCAAATCATATTGTGCACGGGAATTTAATGCGGATATTCTAGCATTCATAGCCATTACATCACCTTTTTTACACGAATAACCTATCTTCATCAGGATATCACGCACCTCATCATACATTTTCAACTTCATCATGTTCTCACATGCCTTCATGCACTCCACGGTCATTGCAAGATTCATACGCTCATTACAATTCAATATCTCAGAGAACAACTGTTTGCTCCCGACAATTTCTACATAGTCATTGATAATTTTTGCCGATACAGCCCCTTTGTCCTCACCGTCAAATTCAATAGTATTGCTATCATTGGTATAAATCTCTATAAAAACGGACAAGGGAAGTTCATATATGTCACTTGTATACCTCATAATCAGATACTTTTTGAAAATTGCTGATAATTGTTTTCTCTTATCGCCTTGGCTAATCTTGCAAATCCTATCTGCTGTGATTTTTCCAGATGCCCTATCTTTTTCTCCAGTTCACTATAATCATTAACTATTGATACAGGAGGAAGATCGTTTTCGCTTCTATATGCCATAAGACCATCAAAATCATTTGCATGAGCCTTTATCCTCTCCATATCCACAGCATAAGGTATAACCTTCGCACCTTTAGGGATGTCAACCAAAGTAGGGACAGACGGAGTAATATACGCCCCTTTATCTGTAACGATCGTTTCGGAAACGCCACCATCACCCACTACAGCCAATCCGCCTTTATGCGAATCAGTACCCTTGGCGTATTTTGGAATAGGTTGGGAAGCTATCACAGCTATTTGTGCGGCTCCCATAGCTGCTGCAATACCGGCTAGAACAAAATTAGGTAACGCCTTTGACACAGCTAGGGCGGTTGCGATAGTGGCCTGTATGATACTGTTAGCCTTATCCCATCTGGCTTGTTTCTGTTGTAATTGGGCTTTCTTCTTCTCTAATTCTTCATTCTTTCTTGCTGTTTTATCCTCTGCGGCACGTTTACGGGCCTCTGCTTCCTCCGAACTGATAGCACCTGTTTCTTCAAGACGCTCAATCCTTGCCAGTTCTTGTTCCCCCGCTTCCTCATTGGCTTCCTGCTCCTCTTCAATTTTGGATATCCGGTTCTCGTATATGTTCTGCATCATGGAATTCAAACCGTCAGAGACTTTAGCCAGACTTTCTAAAGTAAACTTCAGCCTTTCTCCATCTGACATATTAGCCCACATATCAGAAAAAGAACCACCTGCCTCCTGGGCTTTTTTTGCCAAATCTCCAAGCACATCATTAATCCCCGAAAAGAAATCAGCAAAACCGCTTTGTTCGGAAGGAAAGGAATCCGTAATGTTTTTCAAGGCATCCGCCCAATCCTCTACTTTTTTCTTCCCCTTTTCAGCTTCATTAGAGGCCTCATCATTCAATAGAGAATCGAAATCCGCGCGTAGCTTTCTGAGTTTCAGCCTTAATTCCTCTATCTTCTCCTGTGGGATGGTGCCGGTTTCTTCCGCCAGTTTCAATTCGGCCTCGGCGGCTGATATCTGCGCCAAAAGCATTTCCTTATTGAATTTTATCGTGAGTTTATAAAGATCATCCTTATATTTCTCCTCACTCATTTTGCCTTTCAGGTGGCTTGCGGTAAGCGCGTTCTGTTGTTCCGTCAAACCTATCACAAAAGCCTCCGCCTGCCGGGAAGCGGAATCCTCCATTCTTTTGATATCCTCATTAGCCTGCCTGTTCAGTTCGTCAATGCGCTTTTTCTCGTATTTGTCCCTCACCGCCTGTAGATTTTCATAATTTCCCTTCATGGCGTTTATCTCAGCCTCTTCATCCAAATCTATCATTCGCATTCTCAACTCGCGCTGCTCTTCGCTTCCCTTTTCTACCGCTTCCAATGCCAACTGTAGTTTCTTTTTCTCCTGACTCAGATAAAAATCTATTTCCTTATCGGCAAGTTCCTGCTGCATCTTCTCAGCAAGGTTCTTACGGGTTTCATTCTCTTTCTCGCTGTTTCCTTTCACTTCCGCTATACGTTGCGTATAATTCAACCGAATACTCGCAAGTTCTTTTTCTAGACCTTCATCCATTAACTCCAATCTGCTCTGCTGATACGCCTTATCAATTCTAAGTTGTTCTTTACGTTGCTTCTCCAATTCCTTTTTTTGCTTGTCTGTTAAAGTCGTAGATGTTCCAGATGCATCATCAATAGAATTTGATATTTTCCTGATATCCGCAATCTGTTTTTCCAAAGAAGTCACTTTAGTTACTTTATCCAGATATTCATTCCAAGTTTTTGTCTGTTCCTTACCGAATTCTGCATTTGTCTTTTCCAGTCCCAACGCCTGTTTGAAAAATGAAGCATCTCCCATATCTTTCCATAACTGCTGGTTCTCATTATAGAATTTATTCCTTAAGGACTGTTGCTTTGATAATTCCTGTTCCAAAACGGCAATTCTTTCATTTTTGGCTTTTTCCAATGCTGTCGTTTCGTCATCCCCGGCCTTCAGATATTCATCTTTCAAACGGTTTATGGCAATAATCTCAGATTTTATGGATTCCTCCGCATAAGGGGATGCTGCTCTCTTGGCTGTTTCAACTTGCTTATCTGCAAGTTGTTCCGCACTCATTAGCCACTCATTTATTTTGCGTATGCCATTTGTTGCCATGTCGACAAAATCCTTCATGGCTCCGGTATTGCCCATTATAGTAAGCATCAAAGATTCCCAGGCTGATGATAAGTTATACAATGCGCCTTGTACATTATCCCCCATGGTATCGGCCATTTTATTCAAGTCATCTTCCACTCCTGTAATCTGGTCACGGAGAGGAACGATCTTGTCTGATGCGGTCAGAAAGGCGTTAAAAGCTGCCACACTTCGTTTATCGGTCATTTCCAGTGTGGAATTAAGATCAATCCCTTGTTCTTTTAATCTTTTCAATCCGTCAACCAATTCCGGTAATGTCTTAACCGGCCCTCCAAGAGCTTGTGCTAATTTACCACTGCTATCAGCCAAATTCAGTAATATATTCCGGGTGGCTGTAGCCGACATGGAAGCATCAAATCCTGCGTCTGCCAGTTTTCCCAATAAGGCCAATGTGTCTTCTATTGTGAAGTTGAAGGCCTTGGCAACTGGTCCGACGATGGGCATTGCTGTCTGAAGGTAGGAAAAGGAAAGGGCGCTCTTGGTTGTTGCGACAGCCATTGCGGATACGTACCGTTCCGTTTCTTCCGTATCAGCCCCGAACATACGTAGAGCGGCACCGGCCAAAGCAGCAGCTTCCGGCAATTCAGCACCAGTAGCCTGGGCAAATTTCAGAACTCCCTCGGTCATATCAAGTATCTCTGTCTTGGAAAAGCCTAATTTGGATAATTCTATTTGCAGATTGGTCGCTTCTGAGGCTGTGTATTTCGTCGCTTCTCCCAAACGCCTGGCATCTGCTGTCAAGTCTTTTATCTCTCCTTTGGTAGTTCCTAATATGGCTGCGAGCTTACTGTTTGCAGATTCAAAGTCAATTGCCGTATTAATCCCCTGTTTAAATGCTCCTATTAGCTTCTGAATTCCTGTAATAACCGCTTGGGCTCCGACAAAGCCCTTGATCATTGAACCCACATTAGAAGCGACCTGTCTGGTTCCATCAGCAATACTAGTCTTGATTATTCCTCCAAACCCTTTTGCGACAATACCAAAGTCTTTCATTGAATTATTGCCGTTCTTCAATTCCACTATTGCCAGTTTTATCTGCTCCTTGTAATCGCCGACTGTCATTTTCGCCTGCACATACGCATCGCGATTCCTTTTTATATAATTAGTGTTCTGATTTATTGCCGAATTCAATTGCTGACGTATCTTCCCTTCTTTATCTTCCGCATCTGTCAAATCCTTCACAGCCTGACGTAATTGCTTATTTACAGCTTCAGCTTCAGCAATTGAATGGACTTCTTGTTTTGAAAGCTGTATCACCTGTTCTGTGGTCAGTTTTTGTTTTTTCTGTTCCTGATTCAGTATCTTTTGTTGACGCAAACGTTCAGTCTGGGCTTTTTCTAACTTTAATTCAGCCTCGGCATTAAGTTTCTTTGCTTTTGCGTCCTCTTGCGCATTCTTTACCGCCTGTTTGGTTACTTCATTGATCTGTTTAAGAGATTCCTTATATTTCTGCTGTAAATCGGCAAGTTTATCTTGGGTTTCATGGAGTTTCTTAACTGTCTGTTCGTATTCCTTGCTTTTTTTATCCAATTCCGACAAATTTCCAGGACTTGCATTGATTTGAATCGCCAGTTTCGAGGCAAAATCCGCATAACTATTGGATGTTCTTTTAAAATCATCATCCAATATTTTCAAATCCTTAGAAAGTTTTTCAAGCTTTATAAATATACTGGACGAGATTTCATCCGTGATTTTAAATTCCGCTCCTGCCATAGTCTTTTCGTAAGTTTTGGGTGATACATGACTTCATGCACCTTCTAAGAGCAAAGATAGTGATTTTATCAATTATTAAAAAGATAAGAAAATAAAAAAGAGAAGCAAAAGCTTCTCTTTTTCCCAATAAATATTCCCTCTAAAGTGAAAATATTAATCAATCACCATGTAACAACATCTTCTATTTCTCCATTCCTTACAGTGCATCTATAGTGGGTACGGATCATAGCTCCAAAACTATTTTGCGAGTCAACATAAGATTGGATTATAATTGATCCATCAGAATTTATTTTATATTTTGTTTCATCATCAAATTCATTTGCAAATTTCGCAGATGATGGAGATTTCAACATTTTTTTTATACCTTTCTTAGCATCTCTGAACGCCTGCGAAACTACATAAGAATCATTATTGGAACTTTCCCTTTCATTCACTCTAAAATAACCGCCAGTATACAATAATAAAAAAGCGATTAAAGAAATAAAAATAATTACACTTTTCGCATAAGTTTCTTTAGAAAGATTTATCAATAGATTATCTTTTAAAAAACGCATAATAACAGTCCTAGCCATAAACAAGACTATAGCAGTAGCCAATAAAAAAATAACAGTTCCTATGGTCATATCATACTTTTTTTATCTATAGTTATAATAATTTGGTTATTTTCAGCAAAGTAATATACATTTAAAATCAAATCAAAACATTACGACATATTTGTTCGCAATTTAGAATATTGTCTAAATAAATTATAAACATAGCATTTCAATCTTTATGTTTAAATTTCACCTTCTCACTTCTTTTCCCAGTGCATACAATCAGTTTGAGATGTTTGCCGTATATCTGTTCAAGTCTATTATTTTGTTCTTTCATTTTTTGAAGTATAATTTCAAGTTTATCTATTGTTTTCATAGTCTTTTCGGGTTATGTTGCGAATCGCAACGTTAACGGATGTAAATAGTCTGCCCACCTCGTAAGATAAGGTGGGAAAGACTTGATTAATATGTAAGATTTAAATTAGGCTATTTTCATCAATTTTCCGTCAGAACGTTTGCCACCAAACAGGTAATTGATGTATGCAAGCCCTTTCTGTGTGCATAGCACAACCATCACGACAAAGCCCGGATGATTATCTCTTGGGATAGGCTTTTCTTTCATCTCAAAGTAGCCTGCATCAATATATTTCTGTTTTGGCTCATTCCTGTTAGCAAAGAATACTCCTGCTTCACGAAGCTTCTTGAACAAGGTATTTCGTCCGAATGGTAAGCCGAGTATCTTGGCAGCCTGTCCTATATCACATTTGCCTTCCATCGCAAAGGCTTTGTCGGCAAAATCCGCTTTGGGCTGTATCTTTGCTATCTTAGCATCTTTCTGTTCGATTTGCTTTTTCTGTTGCTCCGATTCAATACGCATCCGTTCTTTCTCCTTTTCAGAAGCTACCAAAGCTTCCAAGGCTTCAAGATAGGTTTGAGGAGTTTGGATAGCCTTTTTCTCATTTTCGAGATATTCAAGACGGTCTATGATTCTTTCACGTAGAACTGCATCATAGCCCGAAGCAAGAATAAGACAACCTTTCGGAGTTAGATTAAATAGAGGTCTTTCTTGACCGTTAGCGTCTGTGTATGACCCCAATCCAAAATTGGATTCGGCTACACCTTGCGATAATAGATTGCGAATATCACGCATAACATGGGCATGTTGTTTACCCGTAACCTCTGCTATTTCAAGGGAGGTCATACCTTTTTGATTTGGAATCAACTCATTCATGACTGTAAGCATTTAAGTCATTATAGACAACAGAAAAGCGGTTGCCATATACGCTGCTTACAGTCCAACATACTTTGCCCCGAAGAACAAAACAATGACTACGTATAGACAACCGCCTAATATCATTAAGTATCAAGCATAAAAAATGCCCAATAACCATTGAGCAATTAACCGCTGCTCTGCGAAGCAATAAAGTTTGCCGAACTGTAAGCACTGCAAAGGTACAACAATTCCTTAAGCTACCAAACGAAAACAATATTTTTTTGAAGGCTTTATCTACCGTTTCTTCTATAATAGACTGCTTCTCTTGTTCCTTCTTCTGCACTTCCAATGCCAATCGTTGCTTTTCCTCCCGTTCGCTCTTTAGCTGTGTGGCAAGACTGATTACAAGGTCAGGGTTGTTTATCATCTGCTCAAGCGTTGGCTGCGTGGCGGTCATGCCGTATCGCATCAACTCATCAAGTTTTTCAGTACACCACAGTTTCAAATCAATGTCTAACCATTGACAGAAATCAACTACTATTAATCTGTGCATCCAAGTACCACCTCCGTTATGTGATGAACCTGCCTTTGATATAACTAATTGATTTTCAGAAATACCATATTTTCTTGTAATTGCGTTAATTAATTGATTTGTAGCAGGTAAGGACAAATAATCATTGGGACGCTTTCCGTAGATTTTAGCAAGCTGTGTGGCGTTAACCATAACATCATCTTTGATGTCAAAAAGTACTTCGTTTCCATTATAGGAGAAAGTCTTGCTCGTTTCGTGAGCTGTCGCAATCTGTACGGTACTATTATTCCCGTTCAAATAGATTTCATTTGGTTGTAGCATGAAATGAAATTATTTGTTATTAAATAAAAAAGCAGACAAATATCCTAGTTTGCTACAACCTACCATTGCCATTGGGCGATGATACACGGATATCGTCTGCCTATATTTTAATATATAAGTTTCCTTACGGGCATAAAAAATCCCATTGGCATATTTAATAGTAAGTTGTAGCACTACAAAGGTACAACATTTTTTCAAACAAACAAATAATGAAAATATATTTTTCATTGTTATTTTCACACGCATAATATCCATCTTTCTAATGACTTTCAACACGCCACAATATGCCTTACCTGTAATTTCTGCAATTTGCAGTGAACTTATTGTTCTTTTTTCGCCATTTTCCCCATCAATAGGTATTAACTTATTAAAATTTTCCATATCTTTGCGATATAAGATTAATATTGTTCCCCGTTGGCGGCTCAGTCACTTCCGCCTCCGGGGATTTATTTTGACTGATTGTAGCAGGTGAGGGATCGAACCTCATTGTGCCATTATTCACTCCTGCTTTCCTCCCTTATACTATCCACGCTTGGAATTGTATAAAAAGAAAGTTCCGTAATAGGTGCAAGCTACTACGGAACAGTCATATATAAACTCCAATAGGAGAATATTTAATCAACATCAAGTAACGCCTTGCACTTGTTACAGATACAAAGGTAAATGATGTTTTTATCTTATACAATGGTATGAATATTAAACAAAAGACAATTCAATTAATAGTAATACTAAGTAACGCATAGTAATATATAGTAACGCAATTATTAAATATCACAGTCACAATTTAGACAAAATCTAAATTACAACATAAATGATAGTTTTGTTTTTCAATTAAAAAATAAATATCTTTTTTTGCATAAAATATTTATATATAAACATCATTAATCACGGGAAATATAATATGGCCGAAAAAAGACAAAGTTACACAGAGGAAGAATTGAATGAAATGATTGCATGGTTTAATGATCATGCTAGCCAACTCCCCCAAACAATGCAAATTAACAAATCCGCGTTCACTCCCGATTTAGCCCTTACTATCGAAAGCTGCATCATGCAGGCGAAACAAAATTTAGGGAATTACAAAATGGAAGGATCATTCTTGCTTCTAAGGCAAATAAGAGCCAATATTGAAAAAGGATAAAGACTATCCAACTTTACATAAATAGCGGTAATCCTTCCGGATGTCCGCTATCATTTCACGGAAATATGAATTCAACAAACTCACCCGACCAGTTTTCACCTTCACGACAGAACTTATACACATCTCCAACCTTATATAATATATAAACACATTCATCCATAACAGCAGCCTTCTCTGCGATTGAACGCATATGTTCCATCTCCCTCATTGATTTATTTCCTTGGCACAAGCAGTTTTTCATAATTCGCACCTCCTTATAAATTTATCAATAGAGGGCATAAGCCTGTACGTAACATAATGCCTCCTTGCTTTGGAGCTTACCTTGAAAATTTTATAACCATATTTCTTCTCAATATCAGAACCAAAAGAAACGCCATAGCTGGCAATCCTTATACCATTTGATATTGGTATTGCCGTGATGGAACTATAAAAATCTCCACGTATGATAAGGTTTGGAGTATTGTTCCCTCTTGCAGAAAAACCCAGATATGAAGGTTTCGGTTTCTGTATCTTTGTCTTCCAATTTTTATAGCGTTCGGCGTTTTTCTTCCAATGCTCTCCATAAGTTTTTTTAAAGTATGGGTCCTCTGTATATCCGGGAATTAAAGGACTTTCATCGCCATCAACACCACTATATAGCTGTTCTCGTATATATTCCTCAAACTGAGGAACATCCCTTTCCATCTTATCCCTTATCATTGGCTGAATGCCATCAGCCAATTTCTTCCAACATCTCGCGTATTCCTCCAATGTCATAGCAAAACGGGGGATCAATCTCCCCCGCCTCCTAAATTACTGTTATTGATAATTCTATTATATACGGAAACCAGCCTTGATTTCCGCCTTTCTCTAGAAATGTCCTTCCAGAATACATCTATATTCTGAGCGACAAACTCATCCAATGAAAGTTTGACCACCTCGGACTCTATAAATGTGACTCCATTAATTCTCATTGTACCCATTGTTCAATTCCAATGACCCCATTATCCTGTAAAATAGAAGGAGATTTAAGCACCGGTACACCTCCTGTCGCTGTAAGCACACCGTTACTGTATTCCAGTGCTGACGCACCAGAAACGACTGTTGAAGCCTTATTAGACAATACAGTGCCATAATATGCAGTAAGGTCTGTGCGGTCATAGTGATCCACGAGTTTATATGTATTCTCAGGAGATGCCATTTTGACAAATTCAACGTAATTCAATCCCTTGAGAACATTTTCCAAATTGACACCCGCTTGCTTTACAGACATGTTTTTCATCATCTTCTCCGCATCGGAATACATTGCATTAAACGCAAGATAAGCCTTTTGTCCGCTTGAGTCATAAGTCTGCCCTGTAGGGTAAACCCCTGACAAATCGAATCCTGCAAGCTCGTCTGTTCCGTCATCCTCTCCGTAGATAACATTATTCTTGTCAAAAACATACATATCAAACAATGTATCCTTGTTGGCTACAAGATTAGCTTGTAAAGCTAGATTAAACTTACGCAACGTGAATGTATCCGTCCTTGCCGAATAGCCCGTTATTTCCGACCCGGCATAACCATTTTCTGTTGTATTGGGTTCACCGCCGCTTACCGCGTATTCCGAAAATCCTGTAATAGGATAAATTCTGTCCGGATAATCAGCATGACAGGCTTCCTCCAAAGCATCAGCAGTCAATTCCTTGGGCAGTTTTTTGCCATGAATGACCAATATAACACCTGCGACCTTGTCCGGTTGCAGGGGGCAGTAACTCATTCCAGTATTAAATCCGGACGTGCTGCCGCACTCTCTAATATCTGTTCGCATAACAATTCTGATTTTTAACTGTTAAATCCAAATTCTTTATTTCAATAGCATCTATCTTTTCGCCAACTTCCTTACCGTCAACATCAACAGCACCACGTCTTCCAAAACTATAATTTTCTGAATATGTATGGCTTACAATACCGGAGTAACCGAAATCAAATTTATCACTTTTTTTTAACTCTTCTATGAATCCGTAATACAAAGGTCGAAGAATACCTTCAAAAGATATCTCACGACGTTGTTCATTTGTATACTTTTCCAGTGTATTGGTAGCGATTATTATGTTTACAGATGCCTTACAAAAATAATTCTCACTATCCCTTTCCTCGTCTAAGGGAACATACAGCCCTATCATTGGGAATTTTCCCGATGCTGTCACCCTGCTTTTCCCAAGAAGAAGAAGTGTTTCCCTTATATAAGAACTGTCACCATATATGTAATTTATCTGTTTATCCATTCTTTTTGACAAGGAAGCACATACATCTGATATTATATCAATTATCATAACCCAAAGGAATTAATTGTTTCCATCAATTCGAAATCGGTGGCGATATCCGGATAGTCCGCATTATTGGCTTGAAGCCATCTCACAAGTCTGATATTCATTCTTACCATGTCGTTCCATGCAAACATCATTTTCCTTTCGGGACTTACAAGACGACCATCATCTCCATCAGCCTTCACTCCTGTAATAGTCGCCTGAGTGTGATTATGTCTCAAGTAATGGAAGTATATATAGTTGGCGATGGGGGATTTGGAAATCTCCCTATCGCCATCACTATATTTCATGACAAGATGCGCTATAAGATCATCCCATCTTTTTTCCTTCGTTTTTCCATCGTTGGAAATATAGGATGAGAATTCCTTATACAACTTTTCCCCTAGGAGCTTCTCTAAATATTCCGGCTCATATTGCATTACAAAGCCTTGAAGGCTGTCAACAATTGCCTTATTAGTCTCAGAAGGAGTATGTATATTCAATACTGCACCTTCGATATCAAGAATACCACCTTGGAAAAAAGTATAATCCACCAACATTACACAATATCTTTGAGGTTCTTCTTTTTATTGAACAAATCTTCAGCACCGATTTTCTTAGCGTCCTCCATCAATTCCGAAGGAACAGTGGCAACACGTCCATCTTGGAAGAACTTACCTGCAAGTAACATATTAACACTTACTTTATCACCTTTTTTATAAACGGCCCCGTCCTTTGCGAACTCAACCTCATAAGTTTTAGTCAAATTTACTTTCATAATGTTTAATAAATTTATCCGCCAATACCGGCAGGGGTTATAGCTTCAATAACGGTCGCAATCTTATCCTTGACAAATGCAGTTTTATATTGCTTTTTAATATACGCCATAAGACGTTTTTCACCAAGGATAGTCACCATATTTTTAGTGAAATCATCATTTTCCCATCCAAGTGTAATGGTAAGAACCCATACATCACGGATGTTAAGATAGTTAAAATCGCCAACCCAAATATCACCTTGCTTGATTGCTGTGCTGGTTTCCACTCTCAGACCTTGAATCAGTTCATCGCCAATACGGAAAGGACGAAGATATTGCCCATTAACATCCTTAGTCAACTGCATCTGCGCATAGTCAAGAGGATGCATAAGCACAAGATTTGGACGATAAGCCATATTGGACATTGACACAATCTGTGTATACATACCAACAATAACATCATAAGTGTTGGGCTTATCTACTTTCAGAGCTGTCAAAGAGAATGTAGGTATATCACTCCCAATCCCTTTAATCTGACCGCCGGAACCAGTACCAGACAGAATACCTTCTTCTTCTTTCAAACCAATACGATTGATAATCTCAGCCCTAACCTCCGCAACCAACTGAGGCAAATCAGATAATGTTTCTTCAGTTACTTTTGCGCCAAGAGCCACTTTGCCAGCATTGATAGTAACTTCTGCCAATGTACCGCTCATCATAGGCTTAAGACCGCCTTCTGGAACCCATTCAGCTTCTTCTTCACCTGGATTGAACTCCGCATAAGTCAATGATCGTGTAGATATTGCTGCCACATTGGCAAATTTACGGATTACAGTCTGGGAACGTGGATCAACAGATAACTGACTATCAATTGTCATGTTATAATGTGGTGCCACACCCGTACTCTTCAAGGGCTCAACCTCCTTCTTGTTTATAACAAGCGTAAGGCTTTTCTTAAAACCGGGGGACTGCTTACAAGCCGTTTTCAAGTCCACAGTTTTCTCTCCATGCTTGCCTACTGTGATGAAATCCTTCAGTTGCTCTTCAATCTGCTGGTCTACAGACTTGAACACCATTTGCCCGTCTTCATTCTTATGCATTGCACCTTTCATGCGAACGATTATCTCTTTCATCTCACCAAGTTCCTTACGCACTGTTTCCAATTCCTTTTCGGAATCTATCTTTTGAGAAACCTCATTTAATTTATCCTCAAAAGTTTTTTTGTCGATAGTATCGTCCATGAAATCGCCTACAGTAGCGTTTATTGCGTCCTGCAACGCCTGTAATGACTTCACGGAAACCTCATCCATTACCGACAAATCAATTTTGCTTAAAAAGTCAAATTTCATGCTTCTTTAAGTTTTAAAGGTTTTGTAAATAGTTTTATTTTTTCATCGGCTCCCTCTTCATCAAGTGGCTTGTCTGCCGGCTTGTATCGAGCGAGTGACATCGCTTTTCTTACTAACATTTGGATTTCCTCCCTCTTTCTTATCGGAAGTCCTTTACATACATCACTTATTTCAACCGGAAGTGACTCCAACGCACTTTCATATTCTTCTGCCGATTTCAGACCAAGATATTCAGTTTCTCCGTTACATCCTATGGACACTACGGATATCTCATACAGAATGACTTCCTTTACAACCAAGCAATCACGTTCCCTGTCATATTCACATTTTTCCCATACATAACTATAACCTATAGAGAACTGGTTCAAAGTGCCACTTTCAAGCTGCTTCAACGCTTGATTTCCTCTTTCCACATCATCAATAGACGCTTCAAAGTAAAGCCCTTTCTCATCTTCTTGCAGAAGCGTAATGCGTCCTATAGGCTCATGCATGTCATGCATCCACAACATGATAATCTTATCATTAGCAGAACTTCCCGGGCCTCTCTCCTGTATGCTTTTTGAAAAACAACCTTTCAGGAGCATGTCACCGGACTTATCAATGTTATTGAAAACCGCAGCATAGCCACTGATAGTTCTGCTGCCAGAATCATATTGTATCTCCTTTGCATAAAAAGCTAAGGATTTATACTGCTTCCCCAGCCTGTTTTTGTATTTGCTTGTCTCCATCATTATTTATTTCACTTTTAAATTCTCCCTTAGGATTATCAGGATCAATATCTGTAAAATTGGACATTTCGGTTCTTGCCTCTTCAAAAGTAATCAGCCGATTGTTATACAATGAAGCTACAGCATTAGAGGCTGTAGACAAGGCATCCGCCAATTCTTTCATATCCTTTTGAAGGCAAGGGACATGAGTGAAGTCCATTTTGATTATTGCCCTGTCCTTACATATAGCATTAGTCAGAGCCTCTGTTATAGATTCACTGTCAGGTATAATAAGGTCCTGATATGCCGCTTTCTTTGCTTGAGAAGAGTTATCATAAGTACTTCCTTGTATAATCAGATTGGGGTCAAAGCCTATCGTCTGAGCTATCGCTTCCAAACACGCCTTATCCTCCTCATGAAGCTTCAATTGGTCTGTATTTGACCCTAATGTAATCCACCCTAGTTTCTTAGGAGTCACCATGATTTCATACAACTTATGCACTATACCATATTTCCTTTTGAAATCATCCTGCAATTTCTTGGATTCAGACGGAGTAATAGCTGCATTCCCTACGTCAGTCGTATCATTTCCGTATAGTATCCCTTTAGGTCCTCCATTAACAATAAGGTTTCCTCTCCCTATCAGTTGAGCCATATAGTTTCGAGTATGAGTAGATAATGCGTCCACAGGGGAGTGGAAGGTAATTCTCCCTCCATTATTACTTGGAATATCCATTATCGAATCGTATATGACAAAATACTCCTCATCACCAAGTTCTATATTCTCATTTCCCCAACGTATATATACCCTTTTAGAAATTGAAGAAAGTTCTGTTTGAGTAAATGGGCTCTTACCAAGAGACTCCATGTAGAATAATTCGGGAGGTATTACCATCATGGATTTAGGAAGGTCGGATTTTAAAGCTCTTAATGTATAAATAGGGCAAAAACCGAAACACTTCAAAGATATCTCAACCTGCTTTATGAAAGAACGCCCACTCTGTATCACATTCGGACGATTCAGAAGAGTCACAATGTCTTTGAAACTCCTCTTCTCGTTTCCGTTAATATCCGTCACATAATACCGCCCATTCTGCATCATTCTTCCGCAATGATCTAGAACCATTGCAAACGGCCAACATTCATGTAAGGCTCTTGATTTCCCTTCAACGGTCGACATGTCAAAATCTATATTCCCTCTATTGCCATAAAACAGATTTTCCACCCATTTAGGAACATAAATAAAATTACCACCATCATCTTTACCATGATAAGTAGCATCACTATACATATCCTTATTCGACTTCTTTAAAGAAGGTATCTTAAACCATTGTTTCATTGTTCAACAATAAAGGCAACCGCCGTTATAATACAGCAATTGCCTCCACAGTGATCACGTTCTAAAAGTGGGTATGGTGTAACTTCACACCATGAAGGCTATTGCCTGCTACAAAGGAACAAATTAATTTATTCATTAACAAACAATTTAAATATTATTTTTGTTTAATCTAAATTAAAATAACAGATTATACAACATATATTTTATTAACCTTTTTCCCATGTGGATACAACCTGTTTGATATCTTCGCTATTGTCTTCTTGGGAAAATGGGATAGAGAGTAGGGCGTGGATTGAACGGCTGCTGTGCTTTTTGCTGGCGGTCGTTCTTTTTTTTGTATTCTTATTTGCGAAAGAAAGAAGCAATATTTATCTTTGTGGAAGCGTGTGAAGATGCACGCCACATTAATTATGACGAAAGGACATACTACATATTTGATAAAGCCAAGAGCTTGTTGCGGATTAGTTTCCGTAGCAGGCTCTTTTTTGTTTTGTATAACAAAATAAAGGTTAGCTTGAAAATCGGGTAATCCAAAACGTGTAATTAAAGGATTAAAAAAGGATTGAACTATAATTTTTGTATAATGAGAAAGGAGACAAAAGAAAACATTCAGTATTCAACTGCCGTGGGGATGCTTGTACTGGGAGCGTCCTTGGCTGTGGCCGGCTTTGTGTGCTCGGAACCTATGGGTCAGATACACGACAGTGTATTGTGGTTGTTTGCTCAATGTCTGTTGTATGCCGGTAGTGTTTTTGGCATCAGCATCTATATTAACAGTCGCTTTAATAATTTAATAGAGAAATTAAAAGAAAAGGAGGGAAAGAAATGAAGAGTTTACCAAGAGGTCTTAGAAATGCAAATCCGGGTAATATCCGAATAACAAAGGATAAATGGCAGGGATTGAGAGAAAAACAGACAGACAAGGAGTTTTTTCAGTTTGTAGAAATGAAATGGGGTTATCGTGCTTTAATCCGTACATTGCAGAATTACAGAAGGAGACACAACTGTGTTTGTATTGCAGACTTTATTACAAGATGGGCCCCACAGACAGAGAACAATACAGGGGCTTACATCAGACGGGTATGTCAGGATATGCAGGTACCTTCAGTATATGTTCCGGACATTGAGGATAAAGATACGATGTGCTCTTTGGCTGCTGCTATATCTTATGTTGAGAATGGTGTTCCTGCCGTAATGGAGGATATCTATAAGGGATGGGACCTGCTATGAAACTAAGGATCTATATATGGATTGCAGTAGGGATAGCATTGCTATTGCTGTTTGGGTCATGCCGGAGTATAAGGTATGTTCCCGTAGAAACAATAAGGACTGACAGTCTTTATCTTACTGTGTACGAACGTGACTCTATCCACATTAAGGATTCTGTCTATATAAGAGAGAAGAACGATTCAGTATTAGTTGACAAGTGGCATATAGTCTACCGTGACAGGACAATTAACGACACAGTTTATGTAGAGAAGGAGAAAGATGTAGGGGTCCCCTATCCTGTGGAGAAGGAATTAACATGGTGGCAGAAGACAAAATTAGAACTAGGAGAGTTATCTATAGGTATTATATTAGTATTGTTAATCGTAGTCATTTGGTTGATAAAGAAGAAGGGAGGTGCAAGATGAGATAGCATATCAAGTATTATCCGCCATAAGTAGAAGTGTGACAGATAATAAAAAACTCATTTAATAAAAGTAATTCTTTCAGGGGGCAGAATTAAAATAACCCCCGACACTTGAAGTTTAACGCCAATCAAACTTTAAAGCATACAAAAGCATACATAGGTAAGTGTCAGGGGTAGTAATATCCTTACTTATTTCCTACGTATGCTTTTGTCATGATTGTATTTGATTGGCAAGGCAAAAATACAACAAAAATTTAAACCACAATGTGTAAGTCTGAAATTTTTGCCAAAATAATAGCTCTTGTTTCTAAAGGAACAGAAATACCTACCGAATTAATAGTAAGTGACAACCGTGTCACAGAGATTGTTAACGCTAGATATATCCTTGTATATATTCTATACGAAAAAGGATTTTATCCATCTCAGATTTCTTCTCTCATTCATAAAACTAAGCGTTCAGTGAACTATATGATATCAAATTTTCATATACGTCTAAAAAGTGAAAAAATGATGAGAATATATTGGGATAATATAAAGAATTTGTTGGGAAACAACTGATTCCTCATGAGATATGATATATATACTTTTGTGAACGGTCGATTTTGACCGGGATACAAAATACAAATACTTATGGAACGAACTTATGTTTTTAACCAAGACGGTGGAACCGGCGCAAACAATGGTCTGCTTGCGTCCATTCTTCCGTCCTTGCAGAGCCGTGGAATTGACACAGGCTATCTGATGGGGCTGATGGGAGGAAATGGAAACGGCGGCTTTTTCGGAAACAATGGAGGTTTTCAGGACATCATTGCATTGATTGTGATTGCAGCCATCTTTGGTAACGGAAACTTTGGATTCGGCGGCAACAACAATAAGGGTGCCGATGAAGGAAGAGAAATGATCATGCAGACACTTAACCGGAACGGTGTGGACATTGCATCATTAGCCCAAGCTGTTAACACCTCTTCAGACCAAATCCTTGCCGGTATTAACTCTGTATCACAGGCAATCTGCGGTCTCGGTAACCAAATGGGTCAGAACACCAACAGTATCCTGACTGCGATTATGCAAGGTAACAACGCTCTGACATCTCAGATCTGTAGCTGTTGCTGCGATATGAAACAGCTTGTAACCACACAAGGATACGAGAGTCAGCTTGCAATGTGCAACCAAACTAACGCATTAATCAACACTGCTAACCAAAACACATTGTCATTGCGTGACGGTGCTACTGCCAACACGAATGCTATCCTTGCTAAACTTGATGCAATTCAAAATCAGGCATTGCAGGACAAGATCGCATCTCTTACTGCGGAAAAGGCTACTTTAACAGCCGAAATATCCCAGCGTAATCAGAACGCCACTATCCTGAGTGCAGTAGGACAACAGATTGCTCCTTTGGCAGCCGGATTGCAGGCATTACAAAGCGATGTTGATGGAATCAAATGCAAGCTCCCCAATACTGTGAGTGTTCAATACCCCAATTTAACCGCTATTAATACAGATTGTTTCCGTGCAGCCGCCTACGGTGCATATATGGGTGACGCTGTATACGGACGTAGTGGATGTGGTTGCAACAACTACTGGGGTTAATCCGGTAAGAAAGGAGGTAGATATGTGGCCTAACTTTTTTACAGGATTCCCATTCCCATCAATCGGAAGAGCAAACTTCAATACTCTTCCTACGGTGGCTGTGACAGTCGGTACGGAGAATGTTACTCTTGAACTCCCTAACCATGCGTTCCGTAACAGGGATTATGTTGGGGGATTCTATATCAGTCTCCGACAAGCTATACCTGCCGGTACAACTGCTACACTTCCGATATTGATAGGAACTAATGGGGACACAAGACCGTTGATGGCTTATAACAATGAGCCTGTGACTGTTGCAAACTTGGCTGGAACCGGCATCTATGAGATTCATTATAACAAGTACACCAACGAATTGTATCTTGTTAATGGAGGGTACAGACCGACAACGGCTCCGGCTCCTACAGTAGAAACCGCTTCTTTACGGAGCAAGTAATAATTAACATGGAGTTTTGTGGTGGTTCCCAAAATGGGAATAACCACACTCCTTAAAATTAAACAATCATGTTTCAGAACTTACGAGTAAACAGTACATTATATCTTCTTCATAGAGGTGCAAATCCAAGTTTGGAATGTGGGCAGGTCGTTAATGTAAGCCCCATAAAAACCATATATAAGACTGTTCCCAACATGCCTTATCCACAGCCGGTACAGGTTATTGATTTTGTCGTGAATATAAACGGACAGAATGTCAATTTGCAAGAGATACCGGCTAATGCCAATATTGCCGATGATATTAAGACAGGGATGCTGATTACAGGGTCAAGAGACGAAATGAATACTGAGGTCCTTACCATGAAGCAGAAAAGTGAGGATGTCCTAAAAAGTGTGGAATATCATCAGAACTTTCTTAGGGTATGTGACCAGATGCTTGCCATGCTGAACCCTGAATTTGCAGCCAAGCAACAGCAGGAGCAGGAAATATCCGCATTGAAAGGGCAAATGTCCAATATGGATAAGAACATGCAAGAAATGAGCAAAAATATGGCTGACCTCATTGCACAGAATCAGAAGTTAATGGAACAGCTCGGAGTGGTTGAAGCATCTAAAAACAAGAAATGATTATGGGAATGTGGGAAATATTAGAAGAAGGGCGTGACGATTACGGACGCGGCTTCGGTATGAGAGGTGACGAAGTGGAGGAAGCCTACAAGGAAGGCTGCCGCAAAGGTTACGAAAAAGCCATGAGAGAGATGCGCGGAGAGATGGGTTTCCGTGATGGTGGGAGAAGTTATTCAGGTGGTGGAAGCTCATCCGGCATGGATGAACGCAGATACCCCGGATACTTTCCTGAATATCCGCGTATGGATGACATGGGCGAACGCAGACGCAGACGCGCTAACGGTGAGTTTTATTAATGGTGGAGGGGTGGAATGCCCCTCTTTTTAAATAAAGGTTATGGAACAGAGATTGGATACATACAGCAGATTTCCATCGGGCATGAGGGAATATCTGGAAGCATACGGCTTTCATTTCAGCAAGAAACTTTATGAATGGGCCGTTTCAAAAATGAAGGTGAAAGACGAAGCCACGGGCAAAGAGAAAAAGCTGGAGCCGTGGAGCAAAGATGAAGTGGACGATATGCTGAAAGCGAACGGAATTACTATCGAGCACGACAAGGGTTATGACGTTGCTTATGTCGCAAACATGCTGAAAGCGGATTTCTATAAAAAATCATTGGTTGACGAGGCACACTTGTGCAAGCATATAAAATGCTACCTTGATGATATTGATGGCGATCCTTGCAGGGCGTTTGACGAGTTCTTTGCCACCTGTATAGGTAAAGGGATTCCTGTAATCTGGTCGGATGTGATATGATTGTTCAGGAGTTCTACATACCGAAATATGGAGACTGGCACGTCAAAGTGTATTATGCGGTACACACCTATTGGGCGGATCGGATTATTATGGACCTGTACCGTATAGGATGCAGGGGGGATTCCCTCAAGCGTGCGTATCGCAATCTGACCGAAGGCAGAATGAATACCGGTCTAACCTATTCGGACTACAGGAAAAGAGAGACAGTAATGGTTATCTCACTAACCTCTACCCCCGAAGAGTTTCAAAATTCGTGGGACCACGAAAAAGGTCATTTGTGCCGGCATATCTCCAAGGCTTTCGGGATTGATCCTTATGGAGAGGAAGCGCAATATCTCAGTGGATATGTCGGTCAAAAGATGTTCCCTGTAGCCAAAAAGTTCTTATGTGAACATTGCAGAAAGGGAATGGAAAAATAATAATCGAACAGAAGCGTTCTTTGACTTGTTGGAATTACCGTTTTTACAAAATAGTCGTGAAATTATATACATAAATCCAATAAAATTATATATCTTAATTATATGATATTATTGGAATAACAAATACTTTATTCTATCTTTGAGCCGAATTTTAAATTATAGATGGAAATGGAACAAGAAAACAACAATGCGATTCTTTCTTTTGAAGACTTTAAAAACCAAAACGGCATCGTTTATTGGTGGGCCTCAGAAGTAATGGTTATGCTTGGATATAATGATATGAAAGCATTTTGTAAAGTTCTTGACCGCGCGACAAAGGCTTTTGTTTCGCTCAACATTCCTCATTATGAAAATATAATAGCTGTGAAACGCAATAATAATGGTGTTGAGTTCCAAGACTTCAAACTTACACGTTTTGCGTGTTATCTTGCTGCTATGAATGGCGATCCAAAGAAGCCAGAAGTAGCATTGGCGCAAGCTTATTTCGCACAGCAAACACGAAAATTTGAATTATACATTGAAAACAATCAGGAAATAGACCGCGTGCTAATACGTGAAGAACTTGCAGATGGAAACAAATCTCTCGCTTCAACAGCAAAAGCCGCAAATGTTACTGATTATGCAAAGTTTCAAAATGCAGGTTATCTGGGTATGTATAATATGGAATCGTGGAAGCTTGAAAAGAAACGTGGCGTTAAAAAAGGAAAGCTATTTGACAGAATGAGCCGTACCGAACTTGCTGCCAATCTATTCCGTGTTACCCAAACCGAAGAGCTTATAAAGAGTAAACAAATATCTGGACAAGCTAATTTAGAACAAACACACTATACTGTTGGAAGACAAGTCCGAAATATAGTAGAACAAAATACTGGGCGCAAACCTGAACAGTTGCCACAAGAAAAAGAATTGCCTATAATTAAAAAAGCTCTTAAAATGACAGCAAAGGAAATGAAAAAGATTGATAAATAATTTTTTCGAATTGTAGTTTTGTTCTGCAATCTAAAGGTGCAAAAAAAGATACCCCCCATACATCTACACTAGTGAGCTACGGTCAACGTAGCCTTTCAATGTATCAAGGGCTATCTTCATGGCGCAAAGATAAAATTAAATATTCAAAAACGCAAAATAAAGTAACTATTTAGCATTAAGCGGTAATCCCCAACGGGTTTTACCGCTTTTTTTATGTTAACAGAATATGGAAGAAGATAAGTTGAACATATTGCTTGAACATGCTGATGATGTGCCTCACTGGTATTTTTGTCGTTTACTTGCTGTGATGCGATGGAACGTATAGAGAGGTGGATATACAGGCTGATACCTCTTGTCGTGTTGGCAAGGGTGATATCGTTGTGCCTATGAACTAAAAGCGATAACTCATAAGCACAACGGATGGATTTATATAATACTGTTTAATTTTTCCGCATGTTTTTCTACTGAACTATTTAGAATTTTTGCATAAACTTGTGTGACTGAAACCTTTGTGTGCCCTAGCATCTTAGACAACGTTTCGATAGGTACGTCATTTGCTAAAACAACAGTGGTAGCGAATGTATGCCGGGCTATGTGACTGGTTAAGGGCTTTTTTAAACCGATAAGTTCAGCTATGATTTTAAGGCTTCTGTTAAATGACTGTACAGTAGGGACTGTAAATTTATAATCGTATTTTTTTAATATTTCCATTGCTGGAGTAAGTATAGGTGTGTAAAATTTGGTTCCGGTCTTGATACGTTCTCCGTCTATATATGCAACTCCGTTATGTTCTACAGTACATCTGTCATAATCAAACATGTATAAGTCAACCCATGATAAGCCGGTATAGCATTGAAATATAAACTGATCACGTACTTTTTGTAATTGTCGATCATTCAACTCTATATTGCGGATAGATTGCAGTTCGTCCATTGTGAGAGGCTGTCTTGTTTTATATCTACCATGTTTATCTTTGAATACCCTGTAAGGTGTGTCCTCGATAAGTCCAAGCCGAAGCGCTTCATTAATATAAGGTTTTATTCTCTTATGGTATCCATGTATTGTTGTCTGTCCTCTTGTTGGATCTTCTCTTCTTATAAACCTGTCAAATAAAGCTATATTTTCAGGAGTGATATCGTCAAATGTTTTAATTACTCCGGAGCGTTTTAGAGCTTCCAGTGCTATAAGGTGCGCTCGTTTGGTTGACCATTTAAGATCCCTTCTTTGTAACTCGTCATAAGCGAAATCTAAAAATGACGATTTAGACTTTACGTGTTTTTCGTTATAAAAAATATTAAAGTTTTTTAGATTGATGTCTTTTCCTTCTTTTCTTATATTTTTGATAATATCATCAAACTTTTTTACATATTGGGTTATTGCTTTATTTAATTGTTTGAATTTAGCGTGACGTACCACAAATTCTCCATCCCATTGGTTTGAATACAGTTCAATGTCTGTTGAGATCCATTTCCTTTCTGTACGTGAGAATTTAATTTCAATTTCAACCTTAGCTGATTTCTCCGGTGTTGCTTTCTTTTTTCTGTCGAATACCGGCTTGATTTTCCATGTTTCCATACTGTTTCTTTTTAGTTTATAATTTGTTAATTATGGTAAATGTGATACCAAGTGTGATACCAGCTGTGATACCAGGAACAAATTGGTATCACAAATAGTTCAACAGTGTAATGATAAGTAATGCACAGTAACGGCAGTAATCATTAGTAAGATTACTTAAACACGTTGAAGATCAGTCGATTAGGTTTGTAAGATATTGATTTATAGCCTATTGGCGTAAAATAAAAAAAAGGGGCATTTTGAACCCCCTTGAGCCGAAACCGGGA